AAAGTGCTGATCAACAGCAAGAAAATGGTCTGGGCCACACAGCCGCTCGACCTCGCCCAGCTGCTGAAACAAACCCCCGCAATCAATGCGCGTGCCGCAACAAAGAATGAGCCTGGGCTCAAGAGAAGGCCGTTGCATGCAGCCAATGACACAAGCTATCTGATAGCATCATATGCCAGCGCTGGAGCTGAGAAGACACATTCAATACGTGGCAGTGTGATGAGGCAGCGCCCCAACGATGTGCTCGAGGCAATGTTGGCATTGAAGCAGGCATCGGAAGACAAACTGGTGCTCTGTGTGGACTATGCTGACTACAACAAAACACACACCATACTCACACGGTGTCTACTATCAGCCATATCCAGCAGAGCACTACTCGCAGCTGGCAAGGAACGAATGGCACAGGCGGCAGACTGGATGTGTCGCGCTCATCAAAACCATTACATCAATGGAGTCAGAATCGCTCAGGGACTTTCCAGCGGGGAGCGCGACACGGCCAAAGACAACACGACACTACACCTAGCTTACGCCAACATGGCATGGAAAGCTGCCTGCGGAGGGAGGCAGATCGACACAGACTGCTTCTTCAGATGCTGCGGCGATGACGAACTGCTTGTTGGGTGCACCTGGCTGCAGGCCATAGCATATATCGACGAACTGCAAGCCCAAGGACACCGGCTGCAAGTAAGGAAACTCATGCTCAGCTCAGATCATGGTGAATTCCTCCAATACAACATGTTCTCGCGGGGAGGGCTGCCCAAACAACCACTTGCACCCGCACTCATCAACTTTGTCTCTGGGTCCTGGTATAAGAGTAGCAGTTACATCAAAGAACAAATAGCTTCTCAAGTAGCATCCTCTGCCGCCGGGATATGCAGGCGTGGCGTTGATCTGGATGTTGCGAGGAAACTAGCAATATCATGCTGTAACTGGCTCGTCGGCGAAGCTGCGGACTGGCGGGCACAACTAGCAGCGACTGACTTGTTCGGCAACTGCGCAGTTGACCCACCAGCCAAGTCCGAACCCGTGGCCCCAACCACGAGAATGAAGGAGAGTCTAGCGGCTCAGGATTTCTGCAACTACATGCGGGGCCGGTACCCCACACTCGTCTCTAGATATGGCGAGCCTCACATCAAGGCTGCCGCTGCTGCTAGCGCATTCGCCCAGATACTGTCTGAGGCAACACGAAAACGCGACAAGCAGCTGGTCACAACGCGTACCATTGACCAAGTACCCATGGTAGAGCCAGACGCCCGTGACGAGCTGCAACTGGCCACCAAATGCATAAACAGCCCCAGTGGGTCCAGAGAAGATTACAGAGACATGGTAGCATTCACAGCCGGGCTTCCACCCAGCCTACTACGTACCGACCACGACATGATGCAGGCGTACAGTGCAATGCCATGTGGCGCACAGACTCGTGTCTGCTGGCAACCAAGACCAATACTCAAGCTGCAATGGTACGAGAAGCTCTACCTGCC